TTCATCATATATAGTACATAATGGATCACATTCATTTGGATTAAATTTAGTATTACCTAAATCAAAGTCTTCATACCAACAATTGAGTTCACATATAATAAATCCAGACCATCCATCTGGACCACCCAAAAAAGTATATCCGTTCTCTCGTTTTAATGTAAATCCACCTTCATTATCTTCAATTAAGTCAGAATCAACTTTCTTTAACCATTCTTCTACACTACTGTCTCCATAACATTTAAATTTATGAAGATCAAAAGGCCAACCAGAAAATTTTTCTTTTATAATTCTTTTGGCTAATTCTAAATCTTCTACTACTCCGTATTTATTAATTCCTTTCATACTTCTCTAATATATAATTGGCAACAACATTTATCTCGTAATCTGTAGTCTTCGCAAGGACAATACAAATCTCCATTATTTTCCTCATGAACACAAGGACACATTCCTTCATTTCTTTCAATTGCTTTAGTAATTCCTTTAACGATTTTTTTCGTTTGAATTAAGCTACCATCCTTCTTTAATTAATATTTCCATTTGTAGAATAAATACGTTTCTTTTGTTCAATCTTTCTAGGATTACTAAAAGCACTTACAGGTCTTAAATACCCAATAATTCTAGTCCAATAATCTATATTATTACTTCCACACACAGGACATTCTTTAATTGGAGCATTTACAACATGACCACAAGATTTGCATTCACTAATTGGAATATTAAATGTAAAATAATTAGTTCCTTCTTGTATAGCAAAATCTATCAATTTAAGATATTGTTTTTTAGAAAGATGTTCATCAAGATTAGCATGCAAAGCTTGACCCACAAAATCACATATTTCTATGTGTGTTGACTATATCTTAACTGATTAAAAAAATCAGCAACATCCATTTCAAACTACGTATCAATAGTAGTCTTACTCTCCCGATTCGGAGATAGTCGATACAGGATTATAATTGTTAATATTAATTGGTTCGTTATCTAACAACCAACACTTTTTAATTTTACTATAATGTGGAATATGTTTATAAGTTTTTTCTAAAGTACTTCTAAAACCTCCTTTAGTTTTAGATTTATATCCATATTTTTGAAATGTTTCTTCTAAAGTATGGTCTTTATAATACTTTCTTATTTCCCATACTTCTTTATCTGTATATTTACTATAGGGATTGTTTTCTCCAGAATAAAAAGATTTATTATATCTATGATGATTTATATTTTCTTCAGTATAAATATCAGACATAATACCTTTCCAAGTGGTTCCTTCCCATATTTTTTCAAATGCAGAAAAAGAAATTTTATCTTCAAACATTTTCCAACATTGTTTACAGCCTAATTCTCCCATTGCATAAATTTCTCTTATTTGAACAACTTCATCAAAAGATAATTTAGCTCTAGGATTAGCATCCCACTGACAACATTCACCTCCAGATGTTAGATTATATCCAAATTCTCTATCTTGAGATTTGTATTGTTTAATATATTTTCTTTCTAACATTCCTAAAGTTTTTATACTGTCAGTACTATCTATTTCTTCAACTGTAAAATTTTCTATTTTATCTTCTCTCATTGCAATATATAAAGGTTTTATATTACCTCGCTTAACTTCTCCTTTATGCTAAGTCCATCTATTATTGAGAGTTCCCACTGTAAGTCCAATATAAACTTTATTATTCTTAATATTAGTAATTTTGTAAATTAACATAAAAATTAAATTTAAATTTTTTGAATTATCTATTTTACAAAAATAAAAATATTAATATTTGTGGGAAGGCAAAACATTTTTAATATTTATTAACAATTAATTTCCCACGGGATTACCATATATAAAAATATACTTAGGCTTCCCCGTTAGCATAAATTTTTAAAATTTATACCCGTTTGATTAAACGAAAAGATGTAACAGGCAGTCTTATCTACCATCACAGAATGGAGCTACTTGTTTTCCATGTAGTATAAATTTATCCAGAATAGAAGTATTATTCCAAGGATTATAGAAATAACAATTATATAAGTTTTGATCTTCAGGAACCCAATAATTATCTTTCTTATCGTGTTCATATAGCTTTACACCCAATCCTTCTCCAGGGATGGCTTCACTATTAAATAGAATAGGTCTCTTCTTATCCCTAATAGAATGTTCCTTATTTTGTTCTTTAACGGTACCAAATATTAGTCTTAAGAAATCAATATATTCTTCATTATTAGAAATTTTCATTCCTAAATATTGAGCTGCTTCAGTATAACCAATAAGTCCAATAGTAGAATAGAGTTTTTTCATATAAATATACCCTCCATTAGAAGGAGAGAACATTCCTTTTTCTTCTAAATCATAAAGCATTGTCTTATATGCTATATGATATTTATATACTCTTTCTAATATACCTATTAAATAGAATTTTAAAGAATCATGTTGATTTCCTACTGTTGGAATTCCTCCAATTGATTTACACCAGTCTTGAACAATCCTATTAATATTAAGAGTAATTACATTACAAGAACCTGTTTGAATACCTGTTAATCCCGTGGTGCTACTAAATGTGTTCTCCTGCATCTCATTAAGTACTCTACAACAAGAAGCTAAAGCAGCTGGATTATTAGAAAGATAACAGAAGAAACTTCCACCTTTAGCCCATTCATCTGCACATAATTGTTTATACTCTTTATCAATTACATCAGTACCATCATGTACCATAGCAAATGTAGTAACAGGAAATGTTAAAGGTTTAATAAGTCTAAGCTCTCTATGAAGTTCCATAAAGATTCTTTGAAGAGTATCTATAGCTTTCCATTCTGGTTGAGTTCCATCTGGATAATAAAAATTATCAAAAATAGACTCAAAATATGTTTTATCATAGAATGATACATTACTAAACGGAGAATTATAACTTCTATTACCAGCAGGTTGATTAACTCCGTAAATAAATTGTTTCATTCCTTTTCTAATAGCTTTTTTAATAGTAACAGGTTTAAGACAATGTTCTGTAGTAATAATAACATCTAATTTTTTATACCATTCGTTTCCAAACTCTGCTATTACATAATAATTTAAAGCTATAAAATAATCACCTAAAGCAATTGCTCCTTTTGCTGAAGCTGACAATAAAAATACAAGATTTGTAACTTGTCCACTAAATGATTGAATGTCATTCGGAGCACTTGGAGTTACTCCATCAATTACTCCTACTCCTTCTGCCATAAGAGGATAAAGAGTAGCAGCCATACAATAAGGTTTTAATACTGGAGAAGATGCTTCATCATGAGTATAAATAATCCAGTTTTCTAAATCCTTTATATATTGTTTACCCAAATCATTATCTTCAGGGAATAATTCATTGAGTTTATCCTTCATTCTTTGTCTTTGAATACGTCTATTTGTTACTTTATAAACTTCACCTTCTAGATTGGCTACATTTTTCATAGTAACATTAGCATTAGCATCAGTTTCAGATGCTGTTGATGCATTATCATTAGATTCAGCATATTTATCCATATAGTCAATTCTTTCACGAATAAATCTGGCTTGTTTATGCTCTAATCTATAAGTTTGATAAGCATCAGCAACGTCATTATAATCAAAGTTTCTTAATGTCTCAATTACCTGATCCTGAATATCTTCGATAGACATTAAGTCCCATATTTTAACAGAATTAACTATATCATCATATACATCATCATCTACAGAATATCCAATTGAATTAAAAGCTGCTTTAACTGCATTTCTAATTTTATCTGGATTAAACTGTTCACGCTTTCCATTACGCTTATAAATCCATAACATCTATTTTTCCATAAATTTAAAATTTAAAGGGTTATCAGAATTATTAATATATTCTTGATAACCCTTTATTCAAAATACTAATTATAGAGTTCGTTAAATGCAAATTTGTTTTTCTTTACCCTTTTTAAAGTATCTTCAGATTCTTCATAAAAAGAGTCTTTAATTACATTTTCTCTTTCTCCATTACATAATACTTCATCCATTTCAAGAACTTCTGAATCAATTAATATTTGATTAAATCTTAAATATGGATGTTTTACTACTAATTTACTTAAAATATTAAGAAGTTCAAAATTTGCTTCTTGTCTTGTCATATATCTAATATATCTTTAAGTAATAAAGTTTTCTCAAATATATTAAATGGATCTTTCTTCATTCCATCTGTAAGCTCTTGAGTAAATGCATTATATATTTGATACATAGAAATATTACCACTATTTATTCCAGTATAATATTCACTGTCTTCTTTTTCAAATAATGATTTATAAGCATCAATTGGAGTAGAACAAGCAATTTTAACTGGCTGATAATGATTATTATAACTATAGTTTATACAATTTCTAATCCATTTACCTAAAGATTCATTAACATTTTGAACACCACAATCAAATTCAGTATCAATAATTTTCTTTAACCAAGCAGCTGTATCATCAGTTTGACTAATAATTCTTTCTAATGGTTTAAAATCAATAGCTGTTTCTGGTTCAAGATCTTGACATGCTAATAAAGACGGATTGAAAACACATAAATTTGTACAAGCAGACCTTTCTTTGCCATTAAAAAACTTAACAACTGGTTTTCTTACATCAATACCATATACCATACCTAATACCGACTTATGAGTATCTCCGTTAAATTTAAATTCATCAGGTAATATAGCTTCAATTAATACTCTATTATAAGTAATATCTTCAGTATTAATACTACCATCTTCTGTATAGGTAATTTGATTTGGCAATTGAATTTGTACTCTGAACTCAGAAGTTAATTTTTGTGCTCTTTCTAAAAAAGGTGTTACATATGCTTCAGTTGGAAAGTAATCCTTTCCTTTAATTCGAGTTGCTTTACCTCGAAGTAATTCTTCTAATGTTATTTGGGCCATTTAATAATCCTCCTCACCGAAATATTCTTTTTTAATTTGTTCTTCATCAATTTCAATATCTTTATCTTTATACTTTTTCCAATTTTCTATAACTGCTTCTTTGTTAGAATTAGGACTTGGACCAAGATATACTGTAATATTAAAAGAATTTAAATCTCTATTCCAATTAAAGAAGTTTCCTGCCATATCAAGAAATTCAAAGAATTTATCACATATCTTATGTACATGATACGGATTATCTTCAGCTTCTGGACCTAATATTTTAGTAATTTCTTTTTCTAAATTATCAGGATGGTCATAACTTCTATATCCAGGATGATGAAATCCAGTTTCATCTGTCCAATCATCAATATATTTATCAACAATAGGACATTTACAGTAATCTTTTAAAATATTTATAGTATTAAGTAATTCTTGTTTACTATCAATTTTATAAACATCAACATATGAATCACATATATCTTTCATTATTTCTTTAGGAAGATAATAAAATTCATAAGGACGAGGGCCTATACATTCAGTAACAGATTTATTTTCCCAATCAAGTTTTTCGTAAAGTTTTCTAAGTTTCTCCCACTTTTCTGGATTTTCTTCTTTATCGTGATAAGCACAATTATAAGTATCCCATTCCTTATAACATTTAGAGTAGATTTCACATTCTTTTACAAAATCTTCCCATTTAACAGATGGTTGTACAAAAGAATATAATTCCTTTATACAATCATCACAAGCTTGAGTCAATATGTCATCTCTAGTAATCATAAGCTATCGACAAATTTTCTTAACTGTTCTATAGTAGCATTAAAACGAATTTTATTTATAAGAGATTCGAATTCTTTGTGTTCTTTGTTTTCGTTTTCTTCTTCTTCAAATTGTTTAACAAAATCATCGTAATCAGTAATAGTCCATTTAGAAAATGTATCTTTAATTTCCTCTAAATCTTTTAATGATTGAACATCTTCTAACGAAAATGTTTTGTTTTCAAAATCTAAGTCATCTACATATACATATTCCCAATCTTGAAGAATATATGATATAATTTGCCTGGCTATTTCATCTAATGAATCAGCTTCATCTAATTCAAATTCAATTAAATCAATATCTACTTCTGGAAGATTATCAATAATTTCATTAAATAAATCTTCTGAAACTACACCAATACTTTCTAAAAATTGTTGATATTTAGTCATAATTCTTTAAAAAATTTACATTCTTTTTGCCATAAAGCCATCATAAAATAAATTCCACAATCATCTTCTTGATAACTTTTACATTTAAAACATTTTTCTAATAATTCATCTGATTTATCCATTATAAATTTTCAAAAGTTCCTATAGTTCTAACATTTTCTATAAATAAATCGTAAGAGATTCCGTATCCATTTGATTGATAATTGTACTGTGAATAATCACTTTCACCAAACAAACTCAATACATTTCTATAATCAAATTTTCTACAAGCATTAAGATTATTAGAATGTAAATCCCCCTTAATTATGTGAATATGTTCTTCATGTAAACCTTCTCTATCCAACCAATCCCTTATAATGTTACTAGAATCAGAATTTAAGTTTAAAGGTAAAGGTTTCTTCATATATGCAGAATCTTTTCCATGCATTATAAGGAATGTTTCATTATTAAACTTATAATAACCAAAGAATTTTTCAAATACAGTAAATTCTATATCAGGAAATTTTCTTTTAGCTGCATATTCCAATGCTTTAATAGCCATATATCCAGCAAAACCATCATGATTTCCTTCTGGAACTGCATAAACAATTAGTTTACTACAATAATGAGAAAGTTGTCCGATAAAAGATAACATTTGTCTAATAAATACATTAAACTGTTCTCTGTTATCCATATTTTGTGGCATGAAATGATCCCTTCTTGCAGTCTGATTATCCATTCCGTCTAGATAATCTCCAAGCATATTAAGTACAATTGTATCGAGAGTTCCAAAATTATCTCCAATTAAATCAACAATTCTGTCAAGTCTTCTTTCTAATTCTTCCTCATTCCAATTATTTTCAAAAAGATTACCACTAGTTAAACAACTTCCAGTGTGAATATCACTAAGATGAAGCATTAATGATTTATTTGTAGAACATTTCTCTTTAATTCTCCAAGGTTTAATTTCTACATCCTCGACAAAATGAAAGTCTCCAGTATTCTTCTTTAGTTCTAGATTTTCTTTAGCTAGCTTATTAATAAGTTTATTAGCTTCTACTAATTGATCTTTTTCAATTCTACGAAGAACATTATTCTCTTTATTCTGATTATGAAGATTTATAAGCTGTTCTTCACTTAATTCTTCTATTTGATGAGGAGCAAATTCAGAATTAGCTTTATATATATTAAATGCTCTAAGAAGTCTTTTAAACTCTATGAAGGTATAATAGGGAAACTCACGAGACACGATTTTTTGTGTAAGATTGGCCCCATAGATACTATAGAGTTTATATATTGTCTCCATTTCTTTTCTATCGAGTTTTCCTCTGAAAGTCGGTGAATCTTTTCTAAATATTTCAAAAGTATAATATTGGATATTTCCTTCTTCATCACGTTCTACTTCAGTAATTGCTCTATCATCAGTTTCTACAGATTCTGTTTTAACTCCAGCTTTCTTGACTTTATTATATTCATCCAAAAATTCCTTAATTAAATCTGTAGGTATGTTTTCAGAATTTACTACATTTTGTTTTTGAGTATACCAATAACTAATTTTTCTTTTGCTATCTTTTAAAGAAGATAATTTCTTTAATTCTTCAATTAATTCTTTTATTTTCTTTTCACTAATTTTATTCATTTTTCAATGATTTAGTAATGTGGTAATATAAAAATACCCGACTGAGTTATCTCAATCGGGTATTAATATAGAATAGTTAAGCTTCAATGGGCTTAAAACCAAAGACCATCAACTTGTAAGGCTGTGCTCCCTTTGAAGGAGTATAATTAACCTTAGCATACAGAGCATTCTTCTCCTTATAACGTGCTTCAACAAAAATATCCACACCTACTTGGTTATCAAGAATGAATTCCTTAGCGGCTTGCTCTGCTGCCTTAGAAGTCTTCTCTTGGAAGATTTCTGCACCAGTATCCTGAGCACGACCGACATAGAACTTCTCAGGAGTATGAGTTCTCTTCTCATGCTTTACCTTTTCTACTTTATAGGGACGCTCGCGTGTATCTTGTACACCAGTCTGGACTACAATATAAGCACCCATATTGGGCTTATCATACTTCTTCTTACGAAGGTAATCCTTCATCCATTCACGAACATTCTCTTCAGTAGTAGCAGTTTCCTTTGCCCACTTCTTGTATGCTTGAGTAGCATCTACCATCAAATTCATAGGAGCTGCACTAGAAATTGCCTCATCTTTGGTCTTACCAATTACTTCTTGCTTAACAAACATCATGTTATTCATACTTATAAAATTAATTTTACATTTTTTCATTGAGTTATTCACTCACATCAAAACTATCTACTTGTATAAATAACTATCTACTAAAATATATAATTTCTTCATCCGAAGTAAATTAAATATATTCTTATAATAAATTAGCCAAAATAAAAAATATGTTAAAATTTAAATTATTTATTTTGACTATTTAAAATGGCATATAAGTCGATAAAATAGAACGTACTTCTTTAAGAATTTCCTCTTTCTTTAAATTAAATGTAGGAAATTCATTACAACCATACGCTAAATCTTCACAAACTATTGCCAATCCTTTTATAAAATCTTCTGAAAGTCCTAAATTCTGACTCAATTTCATTATAACTTGATAATAAGTTATATCTGGATTTTTTAATTTATTTTTATGCGTTATATAACAAATTAAAGAAATAAGCTCTAATTTTCTTTCAAAAGAAGTCATTTTATCATTAGAGTCCGGATTTAAATATCCAGTACTATAATGTTCTTTATAGAATTGAGTTAATTCAAGAAAACTCATATCCTTTAATTACATTTAAATAATATACACTCTTTAATAAGAATATATATTCTTTCCATCCTTTCATAAATTCCTTAGTATTCATAGAATATAACTTAGTTGTATATTCTGGAATTGTTGATACTACTAAGAAATTTACTTTTTGAGTGGCTTTTTCAATATTATAAAACTTTTTAGCACAAAGTTTAAGTAACCAAGAATATCCTGCTATTTCTCTAAAATAAGAGAAATAATCAGGATCAAACATAACTGCTGGTCTACTACTAGTTTTTAAATCATTTACTGTAATAATATTTTCTTCTTTATCAATAGAAAAATTATCAAGTTTAGCTTTTAATTTGTATTCCCTTGCTTCATATCCATCCAGTTCCATTTTAATATTAAGTAAAATAGTTTTTTCATTTCCAACTATCGGTTCTTCAACAATACCAGATGGATGAAGAAGTTTTTGAATTTCTGTATTTTCTTCTAGAGATTTTAAACAGCTTTGCAATATCTCAAAATACCCTTGATTAGTATATATCCGTTTTTTATCGCCCTCTTTAAAAGGATTATTTTGCTCATAAATATATCTATCTCTCCAATATGGTTCGGCTTTTTGTCTAAATTCAGATAATCTATTAGTAGTTAATTTATCTTTATAATAACCAACTACATAAGACATAGATTTAATTTCATCATCAGTAGGAGTAGTTCCATCAGACTTATAAAGTTTTTCTGCCATTAAACCTGCTTTAGCTGTAGGTTTAAATATTTCTGGAACTACAAAAAATGATTCTGGCTGCAATACTTGTTGATGAACTAATTCACCAAGCTCAAATGATGGATTATATTCACTCTTTAATCCAGCAAAGAATGCTTCAGCTCCCTGATTTTTAAGTAAACCCAATCTTGAGTTTGAGATATAATCAGCCATCCTAACACTAAAATAATCTTCATCCGAGACATCTTCTAATTGTAAACTTTCTAATATTGGAGTAATTTTTACAGATTTAATTAAATCATTATCAATCTGCATAATAATTATTAAATTCTTTAAATATACCTAACTCTTTAGCTAGATAATATGTATCTAAAATTTCGTCAATATCTAAAGAATAAATTCTTAACATTGGACCAAGATGCTCATTAGATGGATTATCCATTAATAAACAAGGTATTCCTGCTCTATTAATATCTAGAAAGTTAGCTACTGAATCATCTATAAATACATCGACTCTTCCTTTTATAAAAGGAGCTTTACTTCCATATTGATATAAAACTTGATAAATAGGTGCAATAGGAAAATTGTTTATTTCTAACCAATGTCTTAAATAACTTTTTAATGACGTACGTTTAGTACAGAAAAGAGTTGGAGTAAAATTCATTCTATGTAATACTGGGAGATTAATCCAAAATTCTCTATCTCTACTTAATTTTTGTTGGACATTTTTAGTTATTTCAAAATCATTCTTAGGTAGTCCGAAACGCTCAACATAAGGATTCCAGAAGTCATCAATACAACCATCTGCGTCACTTCCAACCCTCAATTTCTTATAATTCATCATAATCTTCTAAATCAGATAATGCTATTGAATGATTATCATTAAGATACTCTCTTAATTCTTTAAATTCACTTAAATTTCCAATAGCATCATCTTCAAACTCATTAGTATATTTCTCAATTAATTTTTCTACAGCATCACTTAAAGAAACGGCTGAAATTGTTTTAATACTAGGCCAATAATCAATTGGACATTCAGCATATACGTATTTATTCATATTCCTTAATACTGGTTATATCTCTAAAATCAATTTCATAATTTAATAAATCCTTTATAAGTTCATTAGTAAAGTCTTCATCATCAATTATATTAATTAACTTCATTAATGCTTCTTTTTTACTTTCAGCATTAATGATTCCTTCTTTACCTGTAGAATCATCATTAAAATAAAACTTCATTTCTATAATTTTAAAGTTAAATAATCCCAAAGAACGTCTATCGGTATAACTGCTACTGTACCAGGAGATTGTCCTCCTTCTTTATCTTGTTTCTTCCATATTATAGTAAAAGGAAGATTTTTAATTGGACATTCTTCTCTTATTTTAAAATAAGAAGGCAGAGTCTATGTACATTTAGCTTGGATTAAAATGGGTAGATTCCCATCGATATCATATATATCGACCTTTGATGCATCAAGAGCTTTATTTTGAGCTCTACTACTACAAGTGTTATAACCAATTTCATTTAATTTATGTACAATATCTAACTCTAATTGACTTCCTTTCTATTTAGATCTTTTAGCAGTGTAATGCTTTTTAGTAGAAGGATCTATCCATTCTACTTTTAAACCATCTTTGGGAACACTATTTTTATTTGCTCTAATTTTAAGAGCTGCTTCAGTAAGTCCTGTCATCTCAGAAGCTATTTCTAGATTCTCATAAACACAAGAATTACCTGCCTTGTCAGTAACTTTAACTGACGTATTTAATTGTTTCTATTTCATACTATTTAGTTATATTTATCACGATTTCTTTAAATTTTCCTCGTGGAATATCATCTTCAATACTAAATGGAAGTTTATGACCACTCCAAATATCTGGCATACCTCCACATGGTAAAAGTTTTGGAGGCTCAATAAATGTATGAGAACCAGTCCAATCTTTAGCTAAGTATACTTTCATAATCTACTACAATTTGCAATACCACATACATAACATTTCATTGCCAAATATGCGGCTGATTCAACACTAATACTTTTGCCTTTATAAGCTAAATTTCTTAATTTTTCTAAAATAAATTTTCTAAACTCTTCTGGAGATAATTGAGCTTCATATAAATTTAATTCTTCCATTTATAGTTAGATATAAATTTACTTACTAATTCTTTAACTTCATTAAATCCCTTTAGTTTAATTAAGTCAGTAAGGTCTTTTGCTCCTAAAGATTTAGGAATCCAATAATAATTAAGTTCTGGATACTTTTTTCTAATAAGCCATAAATTATGAAGTCCAGGTTTATCGTTATCGAATACTATTAGAATATGTTTAAAACGTTGTTTAAATTCTTCAATTTGTTTTTCAGATGGAAAAGTCGTCTCAGAATTTGGACTAATTGAATCATATCCTAAGGCTCTACACGCTATAGTATCTTTCATTGACTTATTAATAATTAAAAGTTCTCCAGTTTCATTAAGTTGTCTATATCCTTGTAAGATTTTTTGTGTAAGATTACCTATAAATCTATAATCTTGTTTATAAGGGAAGTAACATTTCCATTTCTCATTTCCTTTATTATCTTTACCAAAGTAATAGCCATAAATAGGACATTTAGGAGTAGAAGTAAACTTTAATTCTCCATTTAAAAAGATATGCTGAAGTGAATAAACGTGATATTTCTTTAATAATTTCTTATTTATACCAAATTGATTCCACCAATTTAATTCTTCTTCTGTAAATTCTTTAATTTGTACTTGAATTTTAGCAGAATCTGTTTCTTTTAAAGATTCAATTATAATTGGTTTAATATCTGGACTTTTACCTTCTATTAATCCAAAATCTATAGCAATTCTATCTAATGCTTGATAATAATTACAATTAAACATTCTCATTACTACATTCCAACAGTCAAGATGTTCATTTGTAGCAAAATCATGCATATACAAAATACCAGATTTAGATTTATAATAAGAAACTGTTATATGATTATCATTACGCAAGACACTAGTAACTAGTTTTTTACTAGTTACATCATGCCCTGTATAATGATGCATAATAGACTCTTGATTTACTTTAGAAAGTATAAAGTCCTTTGTTACTTTTGGTCTTAAACATGCAAAATCAAGAGCCTCCATTTATTTAAAGTTCTATATCATCAATATCAATATCATTGTCGGCCTTATCAGGATTGTTCTCTACTTTATCCATGTTAGTAGGTTTAGCATTCTGATAAGCCTTCATTTGAGTAAGCTCATAATTAGAGAAATTAAGAGCATCTTCTTTAGCATTAATGAAGTTCAAAGGCTGAGGATTTCCATCCTGATTAATCCAACAAGAAGTTGGAAGTGCAGAATAAGTTTTACCTTCGTTGTTACGACCTACAAGTTTCAGATAAACTTCAGTCTTCTTTCCGTTAAGAGCCTTAATTACAAGACCAATAAAATCATCAATAGTCTTAAGCTTTCCTGCATTGTCCTTAATCTTCTGAGCACCCTCGGGATTAATTGCCTCAACAATTTGCATTAAAGTAAATTGAAAACGTTCAAATGAAGAAGGAGAAGTCTTTCCAGTATTAGGATTAGCAGTACGCTCAAAATCTGAATCCTTATTAGGAACAAACAAATTAGTACTAAATACTCCTTTATTCTCTCCAACTCCAGTAAATTCAAGACTTACTAAGTCATAATTAGCTGTAGGATCTTTCTTACCTTGAATACTAGTTTTCTCAATTTTAGAAAGAACTACCTTATAAATATCATAAGGCTTTAAATAGTTAGTTGTATTACTAGTGAAAGATGTATTGGCAAGTGCGCCAAAGCTAAAATTACTCATAATTAATTATTAAACATAAATCAAAAATAAAACTATTCATCAATAGTTTTAACTATCTACTTTAATTTATTTTTAGATATCCAAATCAAAATCTACACTATTATCTTCTTCGAAATCTACATCATCAACTTCAATTCCATCAGGATCTTCTACTTCTTCAGGTACTTCAATAGTATCATCCTCTTTTTGAGGAGCATCACCAATTAGCTTGAACCATCCATCATGTCCATCATAAGGAACCATATCAAATTCAGTTCCAAATTCCTTTAAATTATCATGTTTGCTACCCCTACAGCTAATTGTAAAAGTCTTAGTCAATCGATTTCCCTTACCTGGATCTTCCTTAAGAATTGGAGTTACAGTCTTTCCTTTCTTCTCAAATACTATATCAACCTTAGTATCGGGTTCCCAACCACAAAGTTCTACTGCTCTATTATTAAGTTGAATTTTACCTTCTAATAGATTTACTTTGGGTTCAGTACTTCCATCGTCTTTAGGTTTCTTTGTGCGAGTTGATGTAGTTTTCTTAACTTCCTTAAAATCTCCAAGAGTAGCTTCTCTTGTAATAATTTCTCCTGTCTCAGAGTCTACAAGCTCTAAAACCAATTTGCAAGAATTAATTTGAATATTCATTATTCTTCTCCAGATTCAAATTTATTAATAGTATCTATAACAAGTTGCATATTTGGTTCAATATACTTTTCCTCAAAACAACCAGCTACTGAACGACAAGTATCGTTACCATCAGTGCGGGTCTTAAATCTATATTTTACTTCATCTCCATTATCATCAATATAACGTTCTGAATAAATAATATAAGAGAAAAGACCATCTAAATTAATTTGATTGGTCAACATCTTACCAGTGGTCCACATACGATACTGAGGATCTATATCTGTTCCAAAATTCTCAATATGAGATATAAACACAACAGTTAAATCATCTCTAAGCTCCTGACAAGTTTGAATTAAGTCATAATAATTTTTACTCATCACTGAAAACTTTTCATAACCCTTCACAAGAGCATTCTGGAAAGTTTCATTACTAAGTAAATAATTGCAATCATCCAAACAGATAGTTTTAATCTCAGGTCTTGTCTTAGATACTACCTTTAATATCTTAGTAATTTGTTCGTAATTATTACTTACTAGCCAATTACCATAAAGTTTACCATTATCTACAGATACTTTAGGATATTTAGTCCTAAATCCTGGAATTTGTAATTGTTTATTAGTACAACTAACTATAAAAGTTTCTTCTGGATTGAG